ATAAAACTCATAATATTTCTCCTAACAGCAGTTGCTGCTCATATTCTTCAAAGGTTGCAGAGACTAGTTCATCTTCTATAGCTTCAATCTCTGTATTGTCTGTTCTGTGTACGGTAATGAATACTACGTCTGTCTCTGCATAACCAAGGCGTTTAACGCCCGGCTGGTCTACCATTATGTGACCTTCAGATATAACGTAAGAATCAGTGCCGTTAGTAATTCGGATAGTACCTTTAGCTAATATAGCAATACTTTCAAAGTTGTGTATCTTCCCTGTTAACAATGTCCCTGCTGGAATAAACATACTACGTGCATAGACACCGGGTATCTGGTAATGCTGAACAGGACACTCGACTTGCTCTTCTTTCATAAGCCAGTCTTCTATGCGCAGTATCTCAGGCATAGTGCCTATTGTTGCTAAATCACTCATCTTTTAGTGCCATTAACTTCACCTGCTTGACGATAATTAATTGTAACTTCTTCACCACTAGTGATATTATGCAAAGCTTCCATACGTAAGTCCCCAATGTTATCAAGAACAAATAATGCGTTGGGTGTAGGAGAGTGGTTAGTGTATCTACCAGCTAAAGCCCTTACTCCATCTATCCTTGCCATGGCTAAGTAGCCGCCAGCTTCAACATCTTGTATAGCAAATAGTCCATTACCCTCAATGGCAGACTCTTTAAGTTCTACCCTACGCATAGTATCTATGTCGTTTAATGTTTCCATCGCAAGGATAGTGTCCACAAAATCTTGAGTAAATCCATATTCATTTAAAAAGTCCACATAGTCTTTATGAATTGATTTTACTGAGTTTATCACGGTTATAGTGCAGATACAAATGTTACTGTTAATAGTACCGCAGGTGCTTCAGGGTATATTGGGGCAACAGCACTTCCGGGAATTGTAGAAAGAGAAACAGCAGCATCAGGCGCTAACCACATGAGCTCAACATAGTCCCCTGCTTGCACTCGTACTAAATAATTAATAGCTAAAACGGTTTCAGAATTAATAGCCCCGCGCTTAACAGGTAAGTTGACAACAGATGACGAGTCAGGAATATCTACTCCGTTTTGACGTATCCATACTGTTAATGGGTGAATCTGGGCAGCTGAGTTAGCCACCTGTACGCTGTATTGGTAGTTGTAAACCCCAGAGTTAGTAATATAAATACGGGATGTGGGGGTACCTATGAATACTTGGCTTGAGGCCAAGTTAGTCCCATTAAAAAGCACACGCGTAGATACGTTAGGTACAGCAGCAACAGTAGAAGTATCTATAAAAGCGCCATAAGGTGCACGGAATGTAGTCATCCCAATAACACCCACCAAAGCCTGCGTAAAGTTATCTATCTGGTTAAAGTATAGCCGCAAGATGTTGTTCAGCATGTCCGCATACTGTTTAGCGTATGTGTCGGGGGCAATAGATAAGTTGGGCGCTTTTGGTGGGCGTACTGCCGTTACGTTAACTGTGGTCATATAAACTCCTTATAAATCAATAACATATCTATCTACGTCCATCTTTTCTAATATCCAGTCTAGGAGTACCCAACTGCCAAGCAACACCTAATGAGTCAGACTCAATTCTAAAACTTAATTGTCTACCCCGTAATCTTGTATAGACTTGGCCTGTAAACTGTTGTACTACGTACACGCTTGAGTTAGGTGGGTAAGGAGGTGCGTAATTATCGGCACTAATTACTGTCGGTACATCTGCTGTACCATAAGCAGCTCCAGAGTTTTGCCTAGGGACTAATGTGATTTTAACTTCAGGGTTATTTACATCAGACCCATTAAAGTTTACGTCAGGTAACATGCGCCATACAAACCCAAAGCTTTGCCCATCTTCAATATCAAAGTCAGAAGATTGGACGTAAGAATAAATAGGTTGGGTAGTAAGTCCCGCATTGTCATCAACTGAAGACTCGTGATAAAGCATACGACTATTATAATCCGCTGCTAATGGGTAAGGGCGAATACCCGAATCTAACCATGCAGAGCGAGACATGTGCCCCGAATACCAGACCTGATCTAAGTAGTTATAAATAACATATCTATCAACAACAGTACTACTTTCAGAGCAGTAAAACCACCATACTTCATTATAGCCAGAGTTACCCCCAGCAAATACTTGATATCCTTGAGCTGAGTTTAAATCTTCAAACACATACTGTTTTAAAGTACAAGGTAATGTTTGTACTGTTCCATTATAGATATAAAACTTATCAAGACCCATCCAATAGGTTGCGTTATTAACAGTGATTGATGCATTAGGCGACATAATAGAGACGTTGTCCATCAATACATTAAACTGGTACACGTAGGGTGGGCCTAAATACTGCATAGAATACAAACAAGAATCTGTCCATACCAATGTTTCTTGACGTGTTATCTCAGCATTTACTATATAAGACCCATGCGTAAGTCTGAACTCACCAGATTGATTTGTTATTGATGGTACCCATTGATAAGCATTGGCCTGATCTGACCAGCGTACAAGCATGGGATCAAAAGGGGAATTGGGTGTACCAAATATATAAGAGTTAGCCCCAAAAGCAATAACAAATTCTTGTAGAGCAGAAGCGAGTATTTGGTTAGTTGCTGTTGGAACGTATGTGCCTGAATACCCAGCAGCTGTAGAAAGAGTAGATAGTAACTGTGCCCTAGTGCTAACCCCTGTAGCATCTGACCAATAATATATGGACCCTCCACGAGGCGCAAGCACCAAGTCCTGACCAAAGTTATCACTAGACCAAAGACGTAGTTGTTCGCCGATACCCGCTGCATATGCAGTTCCCCAACCTAAACGGCTATATGGCCCTGCACCCCAACCAGTACCAATAACATATACGTCTAACCCTGTTAAGATTTGAAATACTGCTATTATTGCTGTACCGCCACCTGTGACTATGGATGTTGCTGTTGTAGCGACTACGATACTAAAGTTATTTGCATCAATATACGTTATCTTGTGCTCGCTATTTAAATCAACCGCAGGCACTGCATCAACAGCAGCTGAGCCAGAAAAAGTAACAAAGTCATCTTGTGTTGCACCATGCGATGTGATAGTAACCTTTACAACTTTAGAACCTGTTGCAGTAGTAAAGCAGTTATTGGTTGCAGGTGAAGCAAGGGATGCTCTAATTGGAGTAATGTCATTATAGTCACCACCACGTTCAATATAGTACTTAAGATTAGTGCCAATACCTAAATAATTAGAGCCGTCAAAATCAATCCAGTTCCATAATGACCGGGCAGTGCCTTGAAAAGTATTGTTAGATAAACGTGACCAACCGCCCAACTTCTCAGGGTTGCCAGAACGAAAGCGTATCTTATCACCGTCATACCAACCGCCGGAATTTGAATAGTTGGTTCCCTCACGGTTAAGTCCGGCTACTAATTTTAACGCTTGTAATGGCATGGTCTATCCTATTAATGTCTTAGCTGTTGCATCAACAGCATTGGTACGAGCCAACCACCCTTTGCCGTATATATAGAACGAGGGTATTGCCCTATAAAAAGCTTCTTTAGCTAAACTGTATTCTTGAATAATAGTTTTACTATCCATTGCAGAAACTGCAAGTATTGTTTTGGGTCCAACAGAACCATCTGGTAAGACCCCTACAATATGCTGTAAAAACTTTATCGCACGTCCGGCCCCTGCATTGATAGCAAAATCAAAAACGATATAATCAACGCCGCTGGGTAAATCATCTCCATGAACTACATCCCAATATTTATGTTTATAAAGAGGTGCAACTTTGTCAGGGGTAAGGGCTTTCATATCTGCAGTGCTAACTTTATGCCCTACATACGTTTCCCAAACCGCTTGCGTTACACCTAAGTTAGTACAGCCACGTCTACCGTCAGGTAGTTTGTTTCCTTCATCTCTAGGGTCGTCTTGAAACCCAGCTTCGTGCTTTAATATATGGTCTAATGCAGCTGTGAAATTTGAGTTCATCGTAGCTCTGCCCAAACATACCCGGCAACATATGCTGATGAGATACTATAAGTGTTCCCTGCAGGTACGATAAAACAATACACAGGCGCTGCAGTATTATAACCACTGCTATACATGATGGTTATTCCATTTACAATAACTGTTACATATTGGTTTGTAGAATAAGAAACCATAATTGGCCTTCCTGTACTATTAGTATACGTTTGCCCTAAATTCCTTTGTGCTCCAGAACTATTATATGTAAATACTTGCCAAGTTTGACCTACGCCTATTTCATCGCTACATGTTGCAGCTGTAGTAGCATTAGTAGCATTAGTAGCATTAGTTGCTGTAACAGCATTAGTAGCATTAGTAGCATTAGTTGCTGTAACAGCATTAGTAGCAGACGATGCAAAACTAACTGACTGAGAGCCAATATTACTAGAGGTTATAAATGATCCGCCGCTCTGTGGATTTGTTGCGGTAGCGGCATTTCCTGAACAAGACGCCGCAGTTGTAGAGTTAGTAGATGTTGCCGCATTGCCCGTAACATTAATACCCCAAGTTCCTGAAGCGCCTGTACCTGTTGGTGTAGGAGGCGTATAGCCTAATGCTGTTGTTACGTCTGCTGATGTCTGAGTTACTGCACCTGTGCGTGTATTGAAACTTGCAACACCTGTGTTAGTTACTGTTGTTGTTGCGCCTACTGTGGCTACAGCTATGGCTGTTCCTGCAGCTACGATTGTTTGGGTAAGAGCGAGTTGAAAGTCTGTACCATCGCAATATACGGTACTTGTGCCGCCATTAGGAATAGAAACACTCGCACCAGTAGCAGCTTTGATAAGGATAGCAAAGCCCCCAACAGTGTTGTTTTTAATAGTGTATGTTTTAGTTACAAGCGGAGCAATAATATTCCTAATAGCGCCGTTAGTTCCACCTACTACAAGGACTGCTTTACGGGCTTCATCCGATACACCATTATAATTAGTAAGTGTGTAGTTGGCATCAAACATGGTTATCGCTTGAACACCTGCAATAGACTGTTCTAGTAGCGTACCTAAGTTAGTGTTAGTGGTAGTACCCCAAGTACCAGACTGTTCTCCAGCACCGATGAGTTCTATTCGTAATGAAGGGCTGTACGTACTTGGCATAATATATCCTTGGTTATTTTTGTATAGTGCAGTTGTTATCTACCACAAACTGTTTACATAGTATAGCATAATTAGTTATTTCGTCTGCTCTATAACTTTCTGACTTGAGAAATTCTGTAAGTTCTGTTGAAAGTTCGGGAGCATATTGAGTGGCGGTGTTAGCAGTACCTGCGGTATTAGTACCTGCTGTTGAGGTGCAACTATTACCTTTCCGATTGGTGTCGTACATGCGCTGAGACTTAAAAGCATCATGCTGACTATTAATAGCTTTGATTGCAGAGACATTAGCATCTTCCAGTTGTTTGTTTACATTAAGCGCATTTGCATGCGCATTGTCTGCTTGTGCAGTTAGTGTGGCAATCGTTGCTTCAGCTTCCCTGTGTAAGGCATCAATGCCGTTAGACATCTCTTGTATCTCAGCTTTACTGATTTGATAAGATACACCGAAGCCAGATAGAAAACCCCCAATAGCGATGACAATAAATATATAAGGCATTAGTCTTTTAGTATTACGCCAAGACCGCCAGCAACCGCGCCAGCTAGTAGTAGAAGTTGATCTACAGGTTTACCCATAAATATAAATACTGAACCTACTAGAGCAGTAGCTACCCAGATAATACCACGTTTAGTTGATGCAGCGTTCCAGTCGATGTTCATATTAATACCCTTATTGTATATTGTTTATATTGACCCAGTTAGGGTTTTGGTTGTCAGTTATATCTGACCATGCATTTGTTTCATTGTTGTTAATTGCTACCCAACTAGGGGTTTGATTATCGCTAACGGCTACCCATGCATTTGTTTCGTTGTTGTTTATATTAACCCAAGCTGCTGTTTGGTTGTCATTAATCTTTATCCAACCTGCTTGAGTAGTACTATCTAATAAGTTAAATATTTCAGTAATGCTGTTCTTAAACTGAGCTAGTATTGTAGGTGTATCTACAGCTGTTAGGTTTTCAGTTATGGAACTTGCAAACTGAGCTAGTATTGTTTCGCTATCTGCAGCAGTTAAGTTCTCTGTTATAAAGAAAGTAAACACACTGACAATAGTACTAAGGTCTTCTAAGGTTATAGCTTCAGTAGCGCTTGCTAGAAACTGTGCAAGTATAGAAACCGTGTCGCCCATTGTAATTGTTTCAGTAACGCTTTGAGCAAAATTCCCTTGTATAGTAGGTGTGTCACTTAGTGTTATAGGCTCTGATCTTGATGTTGTAAACTGCGCTAGTATAGTAATGATGTCAGCTAAGTCTATAGGCTCTACTCGTGTTTCTAATGCAGCAAAGTATGGTACAGGTGCATCTGCTATAGTTAAAGGCTCTGTTCTTGACTGTGCAAACTGTGCAGTTATTGTTTCTGAATCATTAGCTGTTAGCGGTTCGCTTAGGGTTTGTAAGAACGCATAGAGCTGTGTACTTGAGTCTAGTGGTGTTATCGCTTCAACAATACCTTCAATAAATAACGATGCTTCTGAGTTAAAGTCGTCTGACGTTAAGGGTTCTGATAGTGATTCTAAAAAGGCGTATAGCGGAGCATTAGTATCCGCCAACCCTAAGCCCTCACTTAAAGAGGCAATAAACTGTGTCGGTGCTGTTGCTAAACTAGCAAATGAAACTTGAGCAAAGGCGGATATACCGAACATTTACGCCCAAACTCCAGTAGGCGCTACAGGCCAGACTAGATCGCCAGCAGTTGGGTAAATAGCAATGTTTCGAACTGTGTTTCTATACGCTATAAATTCAGCTTGATTAGCTAGATAAGGACTGTTAATAGGGTCAGCTACATCTGCAATAGTTGTCCAGTCAGTATTTATTAGTAGTTGAGATGCGGTAGCTTTGTTTTGCTCAACTGTCGGTGGAACTATAACTGGGTCGGTTAATGCCGGATACCCTTCACTGTTGGCGGTAATACACTTACCATTTGATTGCCCTGATAATAACTCCTGATAGTATGCGTCAGTTATTTCAACTACATCATCAGGGATTATTGGATTAATATCTGGAGTATAAAAACCTTTTGTTGAACTTGCGTAATACATTGTCATATTAATACCCTATTGCCATCCATTTACTTACATTACCTGAATTAGCCACATAACCACTAATAGATGCTGTTCCCAACGAAATATATTGTAATCCACCAGTAAAGCTCGTCGCAGTGTGCGGCGCACCCGCAAATGAAACACAAGCTGATGGAAATGCTATAGGCAAGGTTATTGTATAATTGCCTGCGCCATCTGCGGTGAGAGTTCCCCATTGAATAATCAGTCCAGAAGCAAATTTTTGATAACCGTTAGCTGCTGCTGATAGCGGACTATTTATAGTATTAAAATAATATGCCCAAGCACCAAAAGTACCACCGCTTATATTTCGTGTTGCTAGTCTATTAGCATTATCTTCCCAGCCCCAAGCAACTTGAGTCCCCCAATAGTTACTACCGTTTGTATGCCTGTAATTATTTTGAACCCACCATGAGCCACCCGGCCCATTTACTCCATTTGCCCCAACATCTCCATTGTATCTATATGTCCCTGCTGGAGTATTTTGAAAATCAGCATTCCAACTACCGTCTGAACCATGTTGAGATATGTAATTACTTGAGTTTAATGATGTGGCTGATGTAGCTGTAGCTGCATTACCAGATATATTAGTTTGGTCACCTGTGTTGGTTCCAGAAAGGTTTGGTGCACTTACGTTACCACCCGAAAATATAAAATTAGTCCCATCGTAGTAAAGATATTTAGCACCACCATCCACAAAATAATATACGCCCGTTGTGCCATTTGATCGCCTTGCATATACATCACCAGCGGCATCTATTTTTGAACCACCAGCAAAAGTTACAGCTCCACTAAACCCTCCTGTAGTTGCACTTACTGTTCCACCACTTTGATTTGTAGCTGTTGTAGCTGCGCCAACCGTCACTGAAGCTAAACTTGTTTGTCCTGTACCACCAGCAGCAACAGGCAATGTACCCGCAGCCAACGCCCCTGCGCTTGTAGAGTATAAAGCATTGTTAGCTGCTGTAAAAGTAGTTAATCCTGTACCGCCATAGCCTGAAGCAACTGTAGTACCTTGCCAAACAGCACTACTAATAGTGGCATTACCAAAAGAAGCACTTGTTACACCAAAGTCATATGCGGCAGGTAATAAACTATATGCAACCCAAGTACCTGCAACAGTACCATTATCAAGTAGTACCCAATAGTCAACAGACCCAGCAGTGGTAGTACCTATAGAAACAGACGTGCTATCAACAATAGCAATATTACCTGTGGAATCCCCATCTACAAAAAACACCACGCCTTTAAGTAAGGTGGTAGCATCAGGAAACTTTACTGTTTGAGTTGTTGTTCCGGTAAACCGTTGGTATTGGGTAGAGGCTGCAGTTAAAGTAGTTATCCCGCCTGCAGTTACTATTGAAGTAAAGCCTAATGCTAGATTATTAGCAGAGATGTTTTGGTTAGCATCACGAAGAACTACTGAGTTAGCCCCAGTAGATGCCGTTACACCTGTACCACCATAAGCAACACCAACAGTAGAACCTTGCCAAGTACCTGATGCTACAGTACCTAATGGGCTTGAGTTTCCAGAACCATCTAAGTTAATAGACTTTTCTGCAGGGTAAGTTACAAATACGTTGACTGTACCTGAGAAGGTAACTGCACTGCCTGTGTTGCTTGAAGCTAATATAGTTGTTCTAGTTAAAGTACCGCCAGTAGCATACGTACCAATACCAGCCTCCCAGTTTCCTGATGAATCACTAGCACCATAGTATGTGGTATTTCCATTACCAATAGCTGTAAAAGATTGAAAGCCAGTAACAGAAGTCGTTAAAGTAAAACTAACTGTTGTGTTAGCTGTGCCTTGTTGCTGCACCCTATCTAGAAGAACTAGAGCCATTATAAGCTCCTATTAACTAGTTGCAGTGGTTGTGTAAGTAACAGCAACCGTATCCCCAATGGTGGTGATCTTAGGTACTGCAAAAGCACCAGCACTATATAAAGTACCTGCTGTGCTAGATTGAGTACTTACTGCACCTGAACCTGTTACTAAGAAACATCCAGAAACCGTACCACCAACACTTGTAATAGTATAAGTAATAGCTGTAGCTGCTGAACTAGTAATGTTAGCTGGAGAAAGACCTGATGAGGTAGCTGCAGCAAAAACAGCTGTACCTCTTACAGGTGAAGCGCTAACTAAGTAATTAGTAAACTCAGTCCAACCAGCATGTGAAGTCATAGTATCAGCAGCTAGGAAAGTTGGGCTTGAGTTAATAAGACCTAAGAAAGGACCTACAGTAGTATATGTTCCTGAAGTACGTAATAAAGTATCAAGTAATAACTGTTTACCAATAGCATTAACTAGGTTGGGGAATGATTCTTCCCATTTTAAGTTACCTTCTTTATCGTGGCATGTAACGTGGTAATGTCCGTGAATACCTACTGATTCATCTTCAACTACGTTTGTATTTAATACTGCTACAGCGCTATCGCCAAAGCCTTGTAATTCTTTCATATTAATTCCTTAAGATATTCGTATAACAGCTGTTGTAGCTGTTGGGGCTGGGAAGGTAACTGTAAATGTACCTGATGCTGTTTTATCTGAACCAAAGTCTAGTACCGCAACTGCAGCTAATGTAGTTGCATTATATATCAAAGCACCCCTAACAACAAATAAAGCATTTGTCCACACTATATTATTAAAACTTATGTAAGCTGTTGTACCTGAACTAACGGGCGGGATTACCACTAGAGTCTTTCCACCTGCAGTATAACCAGTACCTACAACCTCATTACTTGTTGTATAAACAAGAGTCGCCGCACTCAGATCAGCATTAGCCGTATATAAAGCTATCTTATACACATAGGGTGTACCTACAGCAAAGTTCTCTAAGCCGCTTAGTACATTCTTTTTGAATATTGTGCATTGCCCTTGTGCTATCATAATTGACTATAAGGTAGTTTAGTTTGGTTGTTTCTATACGAGTCTCCGCGGGCTAAACCATCACAAAGACGTTTTAGTTGACCAATAGCTTCTTGATACTTTTGTTCGTAGTACCCTACCATATCAGCTTCGCCTTTCATAAAGATCATTGCTTCACGCATAGCGCCATATAATAGTACAGGATCGTAGTTATCACCAATCCAGCTAGTACCTGCGGTGTTAGATACAGCCAACACTGTTATAAAAAATCCAACGCCTGACACACCCAAAGTATTTGTAGGTGCACTTAATACATCGTTAACATTATATAGTGATCCAGCATTAACAATAACAACATTGGTAACAACGCCTGCAGTAACAGTTATATTTGCAGTTACGTAGAACCCTGTGCCGCCTGTTAAAGGTACATTATAATATACCCCACTAGTATACCCTGCACCACCTGAACCAATACTTTGACTACTAATAATACCTTGAACAATAGTAACAGGGTAGTAAAAATAATGTAGTTCAACAGGATAGTTTGCATCGGGTGTAGGAGCAACTAAAAGAGATAGTTCATTCTTATAAGATAGTTGCGCCCCAAAAATAGAGTAGTATCTAGGTAATGCAATATCAGTAGGTGATGGATAAGCCTCTCTAATAAAGCTAACATCTTTGTCTATTAGAAAACTATATGTGCCTGTACCATCTATAACAGCTAGTGAGTAAACAGATAAGAAATCATCAGGGCACGATAAGTATGGGTTAGATACAGTTACATTACCCGTTACATTTTTTCTTAAGACAGGTACTTGAACGCTATTATATATTCTACTCTCGGCCTGTTGAATAAACGTAGGAATATTAGCAACGAACATGCTTTCAGTATTTTCAGAATAGTCCTGAATTGTTTGCCTGAGAGTAATATAATTCATGGTTTACGCCATTGGACCGCGAGCAACTAAGCCTTTTATAGCAGCGCCATTACCACGAGTTTTTACACCTGTAGTTTTAATGTCTTTTTCAGGTACACCTGCACCTTCTACTGGAATAACTTTTACGGGTTTAATTTGTGGGTATTTGTCAGATAAAATGCTCATACTTTTCTCTATGTTGTAGTTACTGAACTAACTTGTCCTACTGCAGCTAATGCATTAGGCGTTAAAACTGCGTCAAACTGTGAAGCTCCACCAACAGGTGCCCAGCCCCATTCTATAATTCTTGAACCGCCAGCAGGGTAATTACTTGTATCAAGCCCAGAAGCTACATAACTAGTATCTCTACGTGGATTACGTAAAGCCTGTGGATCGCTAATTGGATACATACCAATCTGTAACTGTGGCTGATCTGGTTCCCAACAAGAAGGACAAACTAGGATATTAGTTATCTTAGTCTTTATAGTTAAAGGCCTTAATGTTCTTAACAAGTACTCCATACCACAACGATCACATTGGGATATTGCAATCTTACCACGAGCATACTTAGAACTCATTAGTTAAATGACATTCTAGGAACCATACGTACAGGTGCCTTTTCTCTATTCTCGTCTGCAGCTAACTGAAACTGCTCGTCATATACAGATTTTAGAGCCACTGCTCTATTCATATCTACGTTTGGTATTTTCATAGATAGATAATAAGCTAATCCAGCAACAAGAGCAGGTAAGAATAAATAAGGTACATCTTGAGTATTAGCACCATTACCAGCATCTTGCATTCTTCTTAAACGCCAGTAAACAAAGGTATACTGATTGCCCGGAGATTGTGGAGTAGGCCATACGTTAATTGTTGAGTAGGCTACACCTGTGGGTGTTGTTGCGCCTGTTTGTCTGTTTATCCAAACTTGGATAGGTTTACCTAGTGCAGTCTTATTAGGGATCGTTGCATAAGTGGAACCTGAAATTCTTGATATAGTTATATCGGATTGGTTTTGACCTGAACCTGTACGAATGACTTGGTCTAATAGGTCTACTGTGTCTAAAGGTAGTGGGTATACTGCCTGTCCTGTAACCATGGGTATTTCAAGCTGTTCTACTTCCCACAAGTTTAAGCCACGATTTTGCCACTCTATCAATAGAAGGTTTAATGATCTACGGGCTGTTTTTAAATCGTAACCTGATCTTAGTTCTGAACCACATCTTTCGAAAGATTCTTCTGCTAACTCTGCAAAATTAAGATTAAATAGGGTTGTGCCTGTAGTTGTCATTTCTTAGCCCGTCTATTTTTGGTAAGAGGAGGGAAGCTTTTTACAACTCCCCCTTTCTTCTTAGAGATTTTAGCTGGGTTGATATCACCCATACCTCTACTTGGACGCATTAGCAGTATTTACCTTTAGTTCTGCCTCTAACTGCACAACCGTCACCACGACTGGAAGCTGATGATTTAACAGCGCCGCCTTTTTTATACCCTTCAGGACGTACAGATGCATCGCTGTTATATATGTCACGCATACGATCTATCTGTGCTCTAGCTCTACTACCTTCAGTTTGTGCAGGCGCAGCTTTAGGGGACATGCTTTTATAAGGTACCTTACTATCTGCAGCTAATTCTTCTTTAGACAAATCAGAAGCTTTAGCTTTAGCTTTACTAGGTTCTGTAGGTATTGAATCCGCTACACTCGTAGATGCTTTTTTATAAGGGTCACTCCCTGTCATAGACAAATCTGACTTTGCACCTTGCACTTGTCTAATTACTCTACCTTTGTCAGACTCTCGTTCTTTAGCGGCCTGCATATCTTGTTTGGCTCTACCGGGATCGCTCGCAATACGCTCATCTAGTGAAGGGGTCTTTTCTTTGCTTTTAGGTTTAAAAAAACCCGTAGTATTTTCTCTCATATGATCCTACCTTTAGTTTTACCTTTAGTTTCAATACCGCCGCCGCGAGCTAGTTTTTTAACAGCCCCACCAGTTTTCATGCATGGCGCTTTACCACCAGCTTTCATTTTTTTCATTGGCTCAGACTTTTCACCTTTAGCATATTGCATAGGAGTAATCTTACCAGCTTTAATAGCTTTAGCTTCTTTAAGCTCTTCGCCTACAGACTCTTTACCTTTAAATAATTTCTTTGGATCAAACTTTTTAACAGCCATTTCGCCACCTTGTTTAAATTTCTTACCTTTATCAGCGGCAGCGAAGTCTTTCCCTACCGATTGCGGAACACCCGCTTTTTTAGCCATTTTAGGAGAATGTGCAATCATCTCCATGAAGTTATGTTGAGCTTTAGATTTACTTGGCATCGCATTTCCACCTTTTTAATGATGCTGCTTTACGTGTAGGCTTACCGCTTTCGTCTTTCATAGGGCCCGGCATACCTGACATTCTGGCACAAAATGATTTCTTTCTTGGACCGCCCTCTGGTTGAGGAGCTTTTAAGTCAGACCCAGTAGCTGCATTATACTTAGCTCTACCTTTTGCAGTCAAACCAGCGCCTTTAGATACAGGTAACTTTTCGCCTCTACCTACCGATAAAACTGGAGCTTTTGCTTTTGCTTTTGGTTTACTTGGCATTAATGCCTCCGCTAAAATTAGTACCTCATCATGAGTACCGTTGCCTTTTGCCCTATTATATATCCAGCAGACTATTTGGCAGTTTCGTTTTGTATACCCTTGGTTAGGGTCTATTCTATCTATAGAGGCCGCAAATGCAGAGTAGCTTTTTCTATCAGGGTCTACATTAAATGCTACCCCTAGTATAGGACATATACCTTGAATAATTGCATTATCTACAAACTTTCTAGTTAACGTAAACTCTAGGTTACGCGCCTTAGCTCTTGTTTTAGTCCTATACCATAACTTATAAGCTATTCTTTGCTTTACGGAGTCAACTACTCCAGCCACTGCTAGTGCTTTAAGAAATCAAGTATCCAAGCAACTACTGTAGCTACAGATGCACCAAGACCGCCAACCATCAATAACAATTTCCAACCACCCTTAGCTTCAGATAATGTAATGTTAATACTTATAAGGGCCTCTTTTATTTCATCAAGGTCTTTAACCATTTTATCCATATCCATCTGCAGGTGTTTTATATCTGCTCCGTGCGTAGCAAGCTCTCTTACTGTTTGTATTACTGGGTCCTCTGCTCTTTGATGTTCCATAACTTATCCGTATATTACTGTTACACCCAAAGGCGCTACAGTTCCGGGTACATAAAATACACCAAGATTAAATAAAATACCTTGTCCGGGAAGTAATACATTTGTTAAGTTAGAGTTTGTACCTGTATCTAAAACTAATAAAGTAGGGCCTGTAGCAGAACCATCCTTAAGAGTAACTGTACCTGCCCCTACACCACTAGCAATAACTACGGACTTTATTCGGTATCGCCCTGAAACCATAGACTCCCCACCAGATACTACTGAAGCGCTGGAGTGAGCCGATTTTACGTCTGTTTGCATACTCATAATTAATCCCCTATTCTTTAAAGAAAGGGGCTTTCGCCCCCATCAGATTAATTATTGAGCGTCAAAAGTTGAACGATCATCAGGCTGTGCGTAAACTAGAGTTACAACAACAGAACCAGCAGTAGGTTGACCTACAGAAGTAATAGTAGTAACGATAGCAGAACAAGCTGACTCGCCAGTAATGGCTGAAGAGATGTCTAAAGTAGTAGATTGCATAGCAAGGAGCTGTGCAGCTGTGAAAGTAGGAGTGATTCTACCAGTAGCAGTTTTAGCATCAACACCAGAAGCGTATTCAGTACCACCCGCAGTTTTACCTACAGACAATGTAGCAGAAGTAGCTGAGTTAAATACAGCTAAGACATCAACAACAACGTTAAGTAACTGACAACCAGAAGGTAAATAGTTAGTAACAGTTGAAGTTAAAGTAGTGTTGAAAGGAACAACTTGAATTTGTTTTAGAACAGTAGTACCAGTGTTTTTGTATTGGTTGTACTTAATAGTACCTGATTTTACTGGGCCTGAGAATGTAGTACGTGACATATTAGTTTCCTTCATAGAAAGTATAAGCTCAGTAGTCTTCTATGCGTCAGCGGGGGCTGTCTACTAAGCCGAGATAATCCCCGGTATGAAGGTACTTATACTACGTATTTAATAATCGTGCAAGTTTATTTTACACAATAAAAAAGGCCCACCGAAGTGAGCCTCAATTTACTCTAAGTGCTTGTTTTATTAAGCGCCTGTTGAACCATACATAGAAAGTGGATCACTATAACCAAAGCTATAACGCTCACGACTTCTGTAACGAACGTTGCCCGTGTCGAAATCTCCACTCATGTCATTAGTAATAGCACTACGAACAAAATGCTTCATACCATTAGGTACATCAGTAGTTAAGAACCAACCATTAGAATCAGTCAAGAAATGGTTGATAGCGTAGCCTTGTGGGATAGCGCCGTTGCTCTTTAATGCGTTCAAGTCATTGTCAGCAGTACCAACACGCTGTTCAGTTTCTAACAAACGAGTAGCAACAAATTGCAATGCAGGTGGAACGATCAACTTTTTAGGTTTAGCAGCAATCAATAAGCCACGTTCATCAGTCCAAGCAGCGATTTGAATAACAGCAGCTTCTAAAGAAGTTTCGTTTAAATCAGCAGGAGTAGAAGGAATGTTGCTGTTAGTAGCGCCATTAACTAAAGGATGAGCAGAAGAGAATAAAGCAACACCATCGCCACCAGCATAAGCTGAAGAGAAACCGTTGTTTAAAACAGCAGCCGCTTTAACTTGTTTAGTGTAAGACATAGCGCGAGCCAAACCTTTAGTATAACGAGCAGACAAAGAATCATACAAGTTATCTTCAATAGCTTCTTCAGTTAAAGAGAAACCTAAAGCGATTGTTTCGTGGTTGTAGCGAGCAGTCCAAGCTTCTTGAGCATTGTCATAACTAATGGCTGAGCCTTCGTTTTTGACAGGAGCTGCTGAGAAACCAGACAGTTTTGTTTCTTCTTCGAAAGAGCGTTCTGATGATTCAGTTTCATAAATTTCTTTATGTTCTTCACCGTAACGAGCATATTCTAAACCAAAAAGAGCGTTTAGACCCGGTAATAGTTCTTTTAAAAGTTGTGCACGTGAAATAGCCATATATTATTGCTCCTTAAGCGCCGTAATATGAATGAATGCCGAAGTTAACTTTAACCAATACTTCTGGGTATTGAGTAATAACTAAGACAGCAGCAGCAGGGATGGTTACACCTGAAGCAGCGTTCATAACAAGAGAAGTCGCACCAATAGCATAGTTAGCTGTTAAGAACGAACCAGTTTGTACTGTTTGACCGTTAGCTGCAACAAAAGAAACGTCAGAACCAATAACTAAGGCTGAAGTCAATGCAGGTACAGTAATAGTAACAGTGGTAGTTGAAGTACTAGGAACAGCAATTGAAACTGCAGATTCTTTTACTAATTCAACAACACGGTAAGCCAAACCTGTAGTAGGAGTTGCAGATGGAGTAACAGCACCAATAGTAGAGTTACCATTGTTTACGTTAGCAGCGGCATCAGCACCAGCTACGTTCAAGCCAACTAAAGCTTGTGAACCAGAAGTAACAGTACCAGCAGCGGCAGACAACATAACCACTTTAAAGATAGTGTCAGGGTCATCACAAACAACAGCAACAGCGTCACCAGCTAAAGTACCAGCAGGCCAGTATTGAGCAAATAACTTTTGTTTAGTAGTTGGGTTAGTGTATGAACATCCTAAGAAAATACCAGTGATTTGCTTAGCAGTAGTTGCAGCAGCAATAACAGCTCTAGTAACAGTACCAGAAGCAATAACAACAGCGTCACCGTAACCAATATTGACGTTATAGCCATATTGAATAGGGATGTTACGAGTAGAGCCAGCAAAAACCTGACCCCCAATTAAATTTACGGGTTTCAAGCCGTATGGTGCACTTACAATAGGGTAAGCCATTTAAACCTCCAAAATTAAAATTAATTTCTGCCAAATGATGTTGTGGATTTACGCTCATTAAAGAGCGGCATCCTTGGATCGCTTTGGCGCATTAGATTATTATCTACTGCATCTGTTTGAGCCAATGTTTGGTTATTGAAATGCTCTGTACGCTGTTCAATAAACTCTGTTGGTGTCTTACATAACAATAAACCACCGATTTCTATGTTGTCTCTAAAACGACTAGTAGGATCGATTAACAGCTGCATTCTTGGTTGCTCAGATACATCAACAGGCTCCCAACCTTCTCTCAGCTTTGACGAAAGATTGCGTGGATCAGCCGAATTTAATGTTGATGTTCTAATCCATCTATACGCGTAACCCGGCTGTTTGTCAGGTTCGGGTAAAAGCTCAGCTGGTGCCCACTGCTTAGGACGGGCTGAAGTATCACGTGTAGCGGTTTCTCTAGGTATTCTGTTCTCAGCCATCTTAGGCCTCCAATTTTGTTAGTTCACGGGCGTATTGTTCGTTGGTCAATCCAAATTTCTTGGCTAACGCAACCTGTGTTTTACTTAGCGTCACCTTTTTAGGGGCTGTGCTTCGTTTTACAGACGCTACTACCGTGCTAAGTTTTGATGTGCGTTGAGTCTTTGGCTCCTCGCTTTGTTCCTCAAATTCTTCTGGGAATCTGCGGTTTACTTCTCTATCAATATGTTTATAGTATTCATCAGTTCCGACAAATTTTTCCCCATACTTTTCAAGTAAGTCTTCATGTACACCTGTGGCATACCGAGTCATACTCTTTTTATCAGGGTCTACAAACCACGGATTTTCGGCTACCCATTCCGCTACCTTCGGGTCTATCTGTGCAGCTTGTTGCTGCTTTCGGGGCAAAACTTGTGCATCGTTGTCGATGTTTTGTGCAGTAGGCCTGAAATTATTAGCCTTGTCAAGTTTATTTGTTGCTTTTATCAATTCTTCTTGTGCTTCAATAATCGCATCAGTGTTGCCGTAGTCATAAGCTTCCTTATAATTACGTTTAGCTTTCTCTACTTCTAGTTCAGCTGAGCCTTGATAAGTATTAATTAGTTCCTTTTCACCAGACTCTAATAAGCTTTTTAAATGCTTGTTTTCATCTAGTAATTTCTGAGCTATAGATAATGCCTCATCTTGTTCTCTATAGGCTTCTTCTTTAGACCTACGTTCATCATGCCAAGCTTTTTTATACTGTTTAAACTTAGTCTGCACTTTACCAGAATAATCATCTGACTCATCTGCATCTTCTAACTCTTCAACTACGGTTTTTGGTAATGGTGTTTTATTACGATCTGCTACAGGAGCATCATCTTCAATATCAATTTCATACTCGTTAGAGAAATCATCAACATCTTCTGTTACTTCATCTGGAAATTCAAAGTCTTTATCGTATGCCATGTCTATTCTCCATTATGCTCGTGAGATGCCGCGTGGGTCAAGTACAATACCCTCAACAGAATCATCATTAATCATGCGCATTTCTGTGCCGTGAATCTTCATGCGTGTGCCTGCGTTAGGACGTACTAACACAAAATCCCCAACCTTACACCAAGGTCCAGTAGGGAAACGCTCTTTGTCAGCATAGCAATCAGGGCCCATAGCCACAACAAACAACACAGTAGCCAATAGACCTTCATAGCGTAGTGTCTCATCAGCTTTGATAATTCCACTTTCGTATTCCTTATCTACTTCTGGTAATGCACACAATATGCGAAAGCCAGAAGGTATGGGCAACTGTGTTGCTTTCTCTTCATTAGTAGCTGTTAGGTCTATTGAGCCAACAACCGTAGGGTTCTTCGCATTAGTGCCTATTAAGATTTTACTCATTAGTCTTCAAACTCCAGTTTCTTGGTTAGTGTTTCTATAGCAGTTCGTGCTTGGATTAACCCGTTGATTTGCCCACATGTATATTTGTATTGGGCATAGTCTTCAGGTCGTCCAGCAGTTAGTGCTTGTGTTAATAACGATACTCGGTCATCAATTTGTTTAAACAGAATCTCTGCTTCTTTATCCATTACTTAGTTCCTTCAACAAGATGGCCATTAGGGAGTACAACGTGTGTACCCTTCTTTTCTTGATTATGGAAATATTCCCCCAATTCGTCAGGCGATCTATTTTTTAAGTTGTGCTCAGAAGGGTGGAAATAATATCGTCCTTCTTCACCTTCTTGCCATTTGCCACCTTGAGTATCAGTATTAGAGTATTTGCTTTGTTCTGAAAAAGTAGGGTGGTTAGGTAACTTATATGTATCAGGGTAATGGTCTTCTTCTCCTGCACGGGGTTTTATTTTTCCACTTTTAACAGCAGCTTTATACCCTTCCATATCATAATCTGAGTGTTCTACCTCACCACCCTCTTTAAACCCTTCAGGCTTTTTTCCACCTACCTCTCCTCCATGTTTAGCTTGTCTTTCTGCTTGAGCAGCTTGCATTGCAGCTAGTTCCCGTTGGTGGTTATTTTGTTGATTACTCTGGTGTTTCTGGTGTGCGTGTTGTTGCGCAGTTTGATCTTTCTGGTGTGTACGTTCACCTTCTTTAAGGGCTACATCTACTCCTAACTTTGCAGCTAATTCATCTTGTTTTGCAGATAGTTGTTTGTCAGTATTTTGCATACTAGCTGCTACATTAGCCCCTGCTGATTCTTGGCTTGCATTAATACGTTCACGGTCAACTTGTATCTTCATAGCTTCTAACTGAGCATCGGACTGATCTTTGGCTACTTTACGTTGTAAGTCCTGTTGTTTAATCTGAATCTCTTGTTGTTGCATTTGAATCAGAGGGTCTTGAGCTTTTTGCTGAGCGTCTTGTTGAGCTGCTTGCTGTTGACCTTGTTGCAATAGCTGTTGCGATGCTTGTGCTGCTAACTTAGATATTTGTAATTCCATCTCTTCTGGAATAGTTACTTGGTTATCTTCATCGTCTTCACCATAACTAGGTAGGTCATGGCCCATTTGCTTTTCAATCTGTTTGCGGTACTCGTATCCAAGATGCTCATTAATATGAGCAGACATAGCTGATTGTAACGCTTGCAATGCTTGTGGGTTTTGGCCCATTGATTGTTGCAATACTTGTTGTACTTCAGGAGACTGCATAGCAGACATATGTACTGTGATATGTGCTTGATGGTCTTGGTATAGAAATGCTTTTACAGGTTTACCTTTAAGGATGTTTTGATTCTCCGTAATAGGGTCACGAGGTTTCATATCATCATTCATTGGTATTAACTTTTGGTAGTTAGGTATCCCTAGTACTTCAAGCATTTGTCTGTGCAATACAGGCATGTTATATAGTTGTGGAGATTGTTGAGCTAGTGCAAGTGCCGCTTGGTATTGTACAACCCGCTGCGCCATTGTTGCTGCATTGGGGTCAGATACAGGAAGTACGTATACCAAATCATAGTCAGCCTTTTTAGCGTGACGACTACCTTCAGTTGGTTCATATGAATATTCATCTGGTGTATAGTCTCTAATAATATCCCTAAGTAGGATAAATTCCTGTTTCATAGAGTAATGAATACGCGACTGTACTGCACTCATTACTTTAAGGGTTCTTTCTAAAATAGCTAGAGTTGTTCCTACAGGCGCATTAGCAGACATATCCGAAGCAGATAAATCAGCTGAACCTGCGAACTTACGACCTTCATCAACAATACCTGTAAGTAAAGTCAATAGGGTTTGACTTGGCTCTTTATACGGTAATGGCATAAAGTTATCTCTAATTACACCAGACGGTACATCCACATCACGCCATTCCCCCGGAGCAATTGGAGTATCATCACCTTTAACTCTTAAGCCGCGGGTTTTGAAACCGCCCGGTAAATTGCTAAGGGTCCCTGCATCAACCAACTGACGAAGAATTGAAGTACTAGACTTGGCAAAACCACCAATAAGATGAATAAGGCCAAGGCAATAAAAGCCAAAACCCGGCACATACCCATAGTGAACGAAGTGATTACGTTTTTTACATGACTCATCATCTGGGTTCCAGTTTCTACGAATAGATAAAATGCTATTAGTGCCCTTTTCAATAGTTACTATATAAGGTAGGGCAATATCTGTTTGCTCACCATCATGATCTTCATGTTCAAACCCTTCAAGATTTATTTCGACATGCATTTCAAGTAGTTTATAACGATCATCAGTAGATGCTCTAAAGCCTAATTTATCAGCGATTTTCTTTTCTATGTCATCCATAGTGTTAGAAGGTTCACCTAAATCAATGTCTCTATAGAAGCCTTCATACTGAAGTCTACGTATCTCATTCTCAGTTTTACGCATTACATGAGTAACACGTTCTGCACTTTGTAAGTCTGCCGCGCCGTAAGGAATAACCATATCTTCAGCAGGTACATACATAGATACCTGACGACCTAAGTAAGGGTCATAATATACTTTCTTAAAGGCATTACCAGCTAAACCAAGACCCCATAACATGCGCTCATGCTCAGGCCTATACTCAGTCATCACATCAGTAAGCTGGTAGTTCATATCGTCTTGAACACGCTGAGAAGCTTCTTTTTTCTCTTGTGTCTCTTTACCGATAATTTGTGTTTTAACAGGGCCAGATGCAGGAAATGTTGCAGTAATAGTTTCTGCTTGGAACTTAATAACAGCTTCAGTTAGTAATGGGTGATATACACCACATGCACCTTCCCAAGGTTCCGAGCGATCTTCCATATTAAGACCAAGTAATTCTAGTCCGTCAACGTAGGTTTGAACCCAGTCTTTTCTGGCACTGATGTCAGACTCGAAATCATTAATAAGATCAGAAGCCAAAGACTCCAATACATCATCTGAAATCTCTTCTGCAAGGTTAGCATTGAATTTTTCCTCATCTACTTCTTTTTGGATTTGTAAAATAATGTCATCGCCGTGCTTAATGGTAACGGCTTCTGGGTCTTCTATCTCAATTTCCAAAGGCTCTTCATTTTCACTTGCCGCTACTATGCCTTGCGGGGCTGGATTTAAACTTTTCTCTATCATCTAACTTTACCTACCATATTTTGAAAACATTGAATGTGCTTTAGATATAATTCTGGGTGCCCCTCAAAACAGTTTCTTATAATCTCCGAGGTGGCCCCGATACTAACACACCCTGTTGTAGCAACTTGGTGCGCCATTAAAATAACTTCTGTTTCACTAGGCGGTTTAGCCATTGGCATAGTTTTTACATGGGCTATCTCACGATTAATAACTATCCTTTGCCTTTTAATACGGGCGCGTGTGTGAAAGTATATTTTTATCTTATCGAGTAACCACTTCATTTATAATCCTTACTTACTTACAATTAAACACTTGACGTGTAGTGGTTGAGTTCTTAGGGGTGCAGAATTGTGCTGCACCAAAGTCTGTATTCTCTATTCTATCCTTTGCCTTACTATCTACAATGGTTTGGTATTGCATATTACTAGGCGAATCGAGACCACCACGCACCAAAGCACACACATGATCTACAATATAACCCTTACGACCATGTGGATACCCTTGTTGCTTATCAAATTGATGTTTAACTGCAGGGTTTCTACATGTTGAGGCTTCTGTGTTAGCCATAATCCCCATCCAAATAACTGTAAATATAAACACATATGTTAGTACTTTCATTTCTCACCCTTAACCATATAAATATTGCCAATACTCATCTAACGATATGAGCACCAGACCTAATACTAAAAAACTAAATGCCGCTATTGCTAGTGTGTCTATAATCTTGTTTAAAACTTTCTTCATTAATAATACGCTGATCGACTGTATGAACGCCCTCTGAACTCTGTAGGGTCATCAGGTTTATCTAGGTTAGTTGTTAGGAACCCACCCTTACGAAATCTTGCCATTGCCATAGCAACGGTATCTACATAGTCATCATGCTGGCCTGCAGGGAATGCGGCTACTTCTTCTACTACCTCATCAGCCCAACGTGTGTTGGGTACCCATACTCTACCAGATGCAAATATATCAGCAATGGAATTAAGCCTAGATATTTTATCATTTCCTCTAGTAGGTGTAAATTCCCCAACAGGAATACCCATAGCCCTAAGCTCATATATTAGTGGAGCACCAGAAGCCTTTTTCTCTATTATAATACTGTCAGGTTCCCAGTATTTATACTCATCTAATACAATCTGTTTTAACTCAGGGAACTCGTATCGCCCACGTTTAGCATCTAGCATTATAATGTTTGCTTGTGAGAGTCCAGTCTCATCAGGTTTATAAAAAACACCCCATGTAGTACACGCTGAGTAATCCGCTCGCTGACTCTTCTCAAATGCAGTATCCCAAGTCTGCAGTACAAATTCTGTTTCTGGCGGTGTATCACTAGGCCACTTCTGCCACCACTCTCTTTTTATTATGGCTCCCTCTTCAGATGTGGGGTTCTGTTGGTACTGAGCTTGCCACTTGGATACATCAATTGCATCTCGTGTAGCTTCTAACTCCTCAATACTCCAGAACTCAGGCCATAGTGGTTTGCCGTTGGGTAGTACAGCAGGTAACTCAACAACCCTCCAATTCTCATTACCTCTTTGCGTTGCCGCTTCAACTACTTGACCCGTTAAATCTCTCTTAGACCAACGAGTTTGTACTATTATTATGGCTCCGCCCGGTTGTAAACGCTGTCTAGGTCCCGATGTATACCACTCGTATACCTTATCATACACTTCTGGATTACTTGCAGCCATAGCTGCTTCTTGTTCTGAATGAGGGTCATCAATAATGAGTATGTCTGCACCTTTTCCAGTTACAGCACCACCTACCCCAATCGCAAAGTAATCACCCCCCGCACTTGTGTTCCATCTACCCGCCGCTTTAGAGTCAGTTTGTAGACCTACGCCCGGAAATATCTCTTGGTATGCAGGAGAACCTACTAAGTTACGTACCTTACGACCAAAACCAACTGCAAGTTCTGCTGTATGAGAACACTGAATAATCTTTTTGTCTGGGTATCGCCCTAAAAACCATGCAGGTAATAAATATGAAGCAAATTCTGACTTAGTGTGTCTTGGGCCTAGATTTATAATAAGCCGCTTACATTCGCCGTTAACTACTTTCTCAAATTCTTGTGCAATACGTGCGTGGTGCCTACCATATATAAAGCCGGGCCATACTGATTGTACAAATGCTAAAAACTTTACTTGGGATAACTCTCTATTCTTACGTCTAGTTAGTTCATTTATAAGATTGCCAAGTTGTTCTTTTTCTGCATGAGATAGTTGGGCTAATTTACCCTTCATGGTATTTATATTCTTCATGCTTCGTCAAACTCTATGTCACCACGTAGTTCTTCGTCTGTTATCTCTTCATATATAGCATCTTCAACAACATTACTACTTAGCTCACCTAATGAATAGGTTTTTAAAAGAGTACTTAGCTCCCCTTCTAATTCTTTTGTAGGCTTATCGTTGTTAGAGATTTCAATTCTAGTAGTAAACAACCCGATCTCTGAAACCTTACCTAGCATCTCAAGAGCTTTAATAGCTAACTTAGGGTCTTCATTCTCCGCAAGTTCAAACATCTTGAAGATAAGATATTGCCGCATTTTATTAGTGGCATTGGGGAGATTGTAATCAAATCTTTTTAAGAGTTTTTCGAGGGCTCTCGCGGCACCGGATGTAGTAGGTGCAAGAGGTGCATCAGGCTGTTCTAAGAATATACTTAGCGCCTCTGTCTTCTCTTTGTGAGTATATTCTGGGATATTTGCACCGTTCTCACGAAGGAAATCAGGGTTAGCAAATGCATTTAACGCACAAGCGCGTGCTTGCGTCATCTCATCGAGAGTTCTATGGGGGCTGTAGGGTAAAACTTCCGGCTCGTCTGGATGCATGTAGTCTGTTTGCTGTGGAGGGCAATAGGTTTGGAGCTTAGCATGTTTTGTAAATTTTTACAAATAATTTTTTTAGCTAGGCTGTTTATTTTAGGGGTGGGGGGTCTATTTTGAAAAATATTAGGATTGTTTGTGCGGACTACTATGTAAGAGAAAGGGACTCCTTGTTTGAAAAAAGGGGTGTCGGGGTGTCGATAACCGCTAACTAGCTGATTTATAACGTTTTTCTACCTACAACGCGCGCGCCCGCTTCATTAAATACACCAAACTTCATCGACAACGTTTGACAACTACCGTAAAGAATGTCATAATATGTCACCGTCTAGCAAACGGCAAACAACTTAATAGGTTATACAGTATAACCATTCACAACTTAATAGGATTACATATCATGACAACTTCAATCAATAAAGAAGCAGTAACAGTAAACGCGGCTACTCTTTTAAACAACTTAATCACCGCTATCAATACACATGACTTAGCATGTGATGGTATCCATAAAGCTTTTAATGCTAAGCTTGAAGCGTTAGAGTCTATCCGAAAAGCTGGATTTGTTGATTTACAATCTGGTAAGGATAAAGACAAAGAAGCTTTAAAAGGTTTCTATCCTTACAACTTGGCGGCTGATGCTTTCAAGGCGGCTTTTTTAAAGAAGTCACCAACGGCAACGGATACACAAATAGGCGCAAGGCTTAAGCAAGACATAATAAGCCTTAAAAGAATGTTACAGTCTGGTAAGTTTACCAGTAACGTTGGGCGCGAAACACCAAAAAGAGAATTTGATTTTGCCGTTAGTGCCTCTGCTAACGCTGATATGTTAGCTTTCACCGCTAAGCTATTAGCACGTAATACAGAACAAGCAAGCAAGGCGGCAACCAAAGAAACAAGCGAGTTAAAAAAGCAAGTTGTAAAAGCGTTTGAGTCAGCCGCTTTTATATCAGCCTGTAAAGATAGTACACAAGAACAGAAACAAGCGGAGCAAGATAAAGCGGAGGCTTTAGCAGAGCAGGCAATGGTAGCAGAGCAAAAAGCGGCTGACGCTGTTAAGGCTGACGCGAAAGCGAAAGCAGAGCAAGTTAAGGCAGAGCAAGCGAAAGCTGACGCGAAAGCGAAAGTCGAAAGCGCGAAAGCTAAAGTCGAGTCTAAAGTAACAAAGATTAAAATGGTATCCGTTGACGCTGTTAAGTCTGACGGCAAGGCAGAACTAGCAAGCGTTGACCGTATCCTGAAAAATGCAGTCGATAACTTAACAGAAACAGAGATTAAAGAGCTGATAATGAAACTTCAAGCTTACATTGCTTAGGTTATACATGTATAACTTACTAGGCTTGTTATTTATAGCGGCTGTTATCACCGCTACCATTTTTCAAATACAACTATAACTTACTAAGCCCTGATAATTCAGGGCTTTTTTGTGTCTAAAATTCCTTGATCCTACGTCATGTTATGACTGCTCCCTTTGTGACGGTGAGCATAGCTTTTACAGTGAGGTAGCATGCTCTTTAAAATGCGTTCTAAGCGTACTTAATACCAATGGCAGGGTTTTTAATTATCGTGGCTTAAAGGGCATGCTAGTTAAAATCCTTATGACTGCTCCCTTTGTGACGGTGAGCATGAGTAGGTGTGTTAGGAACGCAGGTATTCCTCGTTTTATCAGGGTGCGGATATGTTGGCACTGAGTGTTGGCACACGATTACGGGCAACAAAAACAATGAGTTAAAAAATATAGGTCTTATTATTATTATTATTATAAATATATAT